GGGACGAAGAGGCTCGGCGCTTAAAAGTTTCTACTATTGCGTTCCTATGAATTAGCGGCTACTATTCGGATTCACTATTCGAGAACGTAATGGCAACACTCCCCGAACTGATCGCCGCGAAGGCAGACATCGACGCCCAAATCCGCGCCGCGAAAGCCGAGGCGGTCGAGGGCATCAAGGCGTGGATGCTGCAAGTCGGCGTCACCGTGGCCGACCTCGGCCCCGCCCCTCGCATCCCCGGGGCGGCGGTCAAGCGCGCCGTCAAATACCGCGATGGCAACGGCAACACGTGGACCGGCATAGGCCAGCGCCCCCGGTGGGTTCGCGCCGCGCTGCTGGCCGGCGCCGAACTCGATTCCTTCCGCATCCTCGGCTGATGCCGCGCGGCGGCGCCCGCCCGGGGTCGGGTCCGAAACCCCCCGGCTACGTCCCTTTGCCGAAGTCCGAGGACCAGGCAAATTACGACCGCGAGCACGCCGAGCACGAACGCGTCAAGCGCGAGCAGCGGGAATTCAACCTGGCCGTGCAGCGCGGGGAATATCTCCCCCGTGAACTGCAACGTCAGGCCGCCGCGACCGCGCTGAGTGTGCTCACGCAGTCCATGCGCTCGATCCCCGATAATTTGGAGCGCACCATGTCGCTCGCCCCCGAGGTGGTCGAGGCCGTGAGTGTCCAGATCGACGCCGCGCTGTCCGAACTGGCCGCGGCGTTCCGCGCGATGGGGGGCGAGTAGCGTGGCGGACGATTTCACCACCGCGATGGCTGACGTGTGCGGCGCGTGGCCGGCGCTGCTGCCACCGAACCGCATGCGCGTGTCCGAGGGCGCCGCGCAGAACCTCGTGATCAAACGGCCGGGCGGGGCAGGGGGGTTCTGGAACCCTGACGAGACGCCCTACATGGTCGAGCCCACCGACACGCTCGCCAGCCGCCGGCACTCGGCAGTCGTGTTCGTCGGCCCAGCTCAGACGGGTAAGACTCTCGCACTCGGGGAAGGCTGGATGACGCACGCCGTCATCAACGACCCCGGCGACATGCTGATCGTGCAGATGACGCAGGACAAGGCGCGCGAGTACAGCAAGCAGCGCATCGACCGCGCGATCCGCAACAGCCCGAACCTGCGGGACATGCGCAGCGCGATGTCCCGCGACGACAACCTGCACGACAAGCAGTTCCGCAACGGCATGTGGCTGCGGATCGCCTGGCCCACCGTCTCGAACCTGTCCAGCACCAGCTACCGCTACGTGTTCGGCACCGATTACGACCGCTGGCCCGATGACCTCGACGGCGAGGGCGACGGTTTCACGCTCATGGGCAAGCGCATCACGACGTTCCTGAGTCGCGGCATGGTCGCGGTCGAGTCCAGCCCTGGCCGACCCGTCACCGACCCCACGTGGCAGCCCGCAACGGCCCACGAAGCGCCCCCCGTGGGCGGCATTCTCGGCATCTACAACCGCAGCGACCGCCGCCGCTGGTATTGGAAGTGCCCGCACTGCGCCGAGTGGTTCGAGGCCACGCCTGGCATCGGCCTATTCAAGCTACCCGAGGATGATGAACTGATTGAGTCCGTGCGCGACCTCGACATCGACGTGTTCGCCCGCCAGTTCGCCCGCGTCCCATGCCCGCACTGCGGCAGCGTGATCACCCCCGCCCAGCGCGAGGGCATGAACCGCACCGGCCGCTGGGTGCCGGACGGTCTGACGCTCGACGCGCTCGACCGCGCCAGCGGCAACCCCCGCACGTCGACCATTGCGGGGTTCTGGCTCGGGGGCGCGGCGGCTACGTACGTGTCGTGGGAAATGCTCGTGCGCAAGCACACGCAGGCCCTGCTCGACTACGCCCTGACGAACAGCGAACTGTCGCTGCAGACCACGGCGAACACCGACCAGGGCGTGCCCTACATGAGCCGCCACCTGGCCGAAGCCGCCCGAGCCGGCGCGCAGGACCGCACCGTCGAGCACGATCTGCCGCGCTACATCGTGCCGGACGAGGCACGGTTCGTGGTCGCCGCCGTCGACGTGCAGGGCGGCAAGAACGCCCGGTTCGTGGTTCAGGTGCACGCCATCGGCGCCCATCAGGAACAGTGGTTGATCGACAGATTCAGCATCACCGAATCGGCCCGCCCCGGTCTCGGCGACGAGTTCGCCCCGCTCGACCCCGCAGCCTACCCCGAGGATTGGGATACGCTGAATGCCCGCGTGCTGGCGGCCACGTACCGCACCAGCGACCCCACGCGCGAGATTCGCGTCCGCAGCGTGATCGTGGACACGGGCGGCGAGGATGGCGTGACGAACAACTCGTATGCGTGGGCACGCCGGCTGCGCAAGGCTGGTCTGCTGCCGCGCGTGAAGCTGGCGAAGGGCGCCAGCACGAAAGCCGACTGGCACATCCGGGAGACGCAGGTAGGCGGCAAGCAGGGCGCTGGCGACATTACGCTGCATCTGCTCGAACCCAACAAGTTCAAGGACATGGTTGCCGCCGGCCTGAACCGCCGCAGCCCCGGCCCCGGGTACTACCACTTCCCCGAGGCCCATCACCGTGACCGCAACCCTCACGGCTGGTTGCCGCAAGCGTTCTTCGACGAATTGAAGGCCGAGGTGCGCAACGAGAACGGCGTGTGGGAGCAGATCAAGAAACGCAACGAGTCGTTCGACCTGTGCTACATGATCCGTGCCCTGTGCATGATGCTCGGCGCCGACAAGCGCGAGTTTTGGGCATCGCCGCCGTCATGGGCGCGCGAGCACGCGCTGAACAGCGAAGTGTTCACACCCGAGGAACGCCGCGAGATGAAAGCCGCCGTCAAGGCGGCGCCGATGGCCCGCCGTCGGTCGTCATCGGGCTATCTGGCGTAGCCTGGTAGGCGGCATAGGCCGCCCGCGCCGCCTGCCGCACCCCTTCGGACAGGTTGCCCCCGCCCAGCGCCCGCAAGCGGTCAAGCGTCGTCTCGTCCACGAGGACGGTAAGCCGCTGCAGGGGGCCGAACAGGGGGTTCACTTTGGGGCCGGGGCGCATAGCTGCGACTGTACGCGCAATTACGTTGCAACGAAATAGCGTGGCGTGACTTTCCGGGCCGCTCGCGCCGACACTGCCGCCACTATGGCAGTCACCCAAACCGACATTGACGTGCTGAACGTGGCGATCGCGGACGGGGTTCGCTCCGTCACTGTTGGCGGTCAGACCACGATCTACAACACCACTGACTCGTTGATCCGTGCCCGCGACGACATGCGCCGTGAGCTGGCGCTGATCAACGCTCGGGCGGCGAGCCGGCGCACCAGCAAGCGCACGCTGCTGAGCTACGCCGGCCGGGGGTATCAGGAATGACGCGCCGCACCGGGCGCTCAGGCGCTCAGAAATCGACGGCGAAGTACGACGCCGCGGGGCAGGGCCGCCGTATCAAGGCATGGAACCCGCCCAGCACCGGGCCGAACCGCGCCATTGAGGGCGTGCAGCGCATTCGAGACCGCGCCCGTGACAGCACCCGCAACGACTGGGCCGGTGCGTCCAGCGTCCAGAAGTGGGCCACGAACCTCGTTGGCGTGGGCGTCACGCCGCGCTGGAAAGACAAGAAACTGCAAGCCTTGTGGGAGCAGCACGTCCCGCAGGCCGACGCCGACGGTGTGCTCGACGCCTACGGCATGCAGACCCTCGCCGTGCGCTCGTGGTTCGACAGCGGCGAGGTGTTCCTGCGCCGCCGCCCGCGCAGCCTGGCGCTGCCGTTCGCCGTGCCGGTGCAGTATCAACTGATCGAAGCCGACTACGTGCCGATGCTCGACACCGAAGCGTGGCCCGGCATGCCCGTCGGCAACACGATGCGCCAGGGCATCGAGCGCAACGTCTACGGCCGGCGCACGGCTTATTGGATGTACGTCGACCACCCCGGCGATAAGCCCATGCGGCCGAACCCCGGGCAACTGATCCGCGTGCTCGCCAGCGACGTGTCGCACGTGTTCGAGCCGAAGCGCCCGGGGCAGTTGCGCGGCGTCAGCGAACTGGCGTCAGTGCTCGTTCGCCTGCGCTCGACGATGGATTTCGAGGACGCGGTTCTTGACCGGCAGAAGTTGGCGAACCTGTTCGTCGCGTTCATCACGCGTGCCATGCCCGACGGCGCCGACGTGGACTTCGACCCCGACACCGGCCTGCCGAAGTGGTACAACGCCGACGGGCAGCCGATGGCGGGGCTAGAGCCCGGCATCATGCAAGAACTGCAGCCTGGCGAGAACGTCACGTTCGCGAATCCGCCCGAGGCCGGCACCACGTACTCGGACTACATGCGTTCGACGCACCTCGGCACGGCAGCCGGCAGCGGCCTGCCGTACGAAATCATGTCGGGCGACATTCAGAACGTCAGCGACCGCACGCTGCGCGTCGTGATCAACGAGTTCCGCCGCCTGGCCCGTCAGCGGCAGTGGCAAATCGTCATCCCGATGATCTGCCAGCCGATGATCGAATGGTTCGCCGACGCTGCCGTGCTGTCCGGCGCAATCAGCATGGCCGATCTGCCCGCCGCGAAGGCCCCGAAGCACTCGCCCGAAGGGTGGGAGTACATCCACCCGGTTCAAGACGCCACCGGCAAGGCCACGCTGATCGAGGCCGGCATCATCTCGCGTTCCGCCGTCATCGCCGAGCGCGGCGACGACCCGGCCGAGGTTGACGCCGAGCGCGCGGCCGACAAGAAACGCGAGGACAAGCTGGGCCTCACGCCCGTCGTGCCCCCGCCGATGGCCGCGCCCCCGTTGCCGCCGAAGCCGAAAGCCGCGCTCGAACTGGAGGCGCTCGAACTGCGCCGCGTGACCGCCGAAGTCGTCGCGCTCGAACGCCCGCCGGCTGCGCCCGTGCCGGCCGAGCCTACCGCGCTCGAAAAGACGTTCGCTGGCCTGGCGACGCTGCTGGCGCAGGGCCAGGAACATAACGCCGCGATCACGAAGGCGTTTATGAGCATCGCGCAGGCGATCGCCGAGCGCGATCTGAACGTCAACGTCGCCGCCCCCACGGTCAATCTCGGAGACATGAATGTCGTCAACGAGGTCAACCCCACGCCGGTCACCGTGGAGGTGGACGTTGCAGCGCCTGCGGTCACTGTCGAAGCGCCCGCGGTCACGATCACCAATGAAGTGCAGCCCGCCGCCGTCGACGTGAGCGTGTCGCTGCCGGATCGCCGGACGACCACCGACATCACCCGCGACCGCGACGGCAACATCGTTGACGTTGTGCAGACTGAAACGACTCTCTAGGAAACCATCATGGCAAAGACCTACACCGCGAGCGCCCTCGGCATCGCCTTCGCATCGAACAAGTCGATCCTCGGCGTCTTCAACGCGCATGCCACCCGCAAGGTCAAGCTGTATCGGGCATGGGCGTTGAATAACCAGACAACAGCAGTCACGGGGGTGCTCACGTCAATGCTGCTGCGCAAGATCACGGCACTTTCGGCAGGCACTGCGGTTACCCCCGGGCAGCACGACTCGGGCAACGTGAGCGTTGACCTTACCAGCGTCACGTGCGTGACGGGCGGCACATTCACCAATTCCAGTGATAACGCCTTCCGTCAGGTCATGTGGTCAGGCGACGAGCCCGCAGTATCGTCGGCCACGTCCGATGAACTGCAGTGCATCTGGCCGCTCATGTGCTTTTGGGACTCGACCGGAGACTCGAATATCGAGCCTTTCGTGTGCAACACCACTGAAGGCATTCACCTGCTGCAGCCGGGCGCCAATGCGGTCGGCGTGGTCGATGCGTTCTTCGAGTTCACGGTATCCTGACCCATGAAGGATACAAGGTCAGTGCTGGATGCTGTGCGGCCGAAGATTCCGCCCGAGGCGAAGCTGTTGGTCTGTTGGATCGTCGACGGCGTCATGCACGCCTCGCACGCCAACATGAACCAAACAGACCTTGCACGTGTGGCTGAAAGCCTTCAAGCCAGCAGCATGGCGATGCCTGGTGGGTTGGTGAGGGCAGCATGACCCGTCGCCAATACCGCATCAGCACCGAGGCCAACTGGCAGAGCATGTTCGGGCAGGCGATCATCGCCTTCCAGAACACGTCAGGCAGCGGCCGTAAGCTGACCCTGCGGTCGCTCGAAATTGGCATCAACTCGGTCGCCGGGTCTGCTGCGCCGTCCACCCACGCCACGCTGTATCGTTGCGCTACCGCGTCAGGCGAGAGCATGAACTACAAGGCCGTGAGGTTCGACAGCGGTACATCGCTACCGTCCGGCGTCGTAGTGCGTCGTGGCGGTGGCGGAAACACCTACGTCACCGCGATGACCCGGTATGCAGCGACCCGCTCGGGCAGCGGCGCCGGTACACAAAACACGCTGAACAATCTGACCTCGTTCGGACGCTACGGTGGCGTCTATCGCTCGCAGAAACGCACCACGGTCGTGGTCGAGCCCATCACCGTTGCGTCAGGTGAGGCTGTCGTGTTGATGCCGAGTGTTGTACAGGCGTCGATGCCGGTTCGTGTGCACGCCATCGTTGCGATCAACGGCAAGACGGTGACGTGGGAGTACGTCACCAGCACCGTCGCAGGCGTGAGCATGTTCAGCCTCGAAAACACCGGGGCTGCCACCGTCAAACTGCTGGC